CCTGGATTTGAGTTCAGAAATCGCTCTTTTAAAATTCACCCCCGGTGGGAGCGGGTTTCAATCTTCTGAGAAGATGTCAAACAAACCACCTTCTCAACAAAAATCAAAAAGAAAGAAAAAGAAATAATCTATCCGTAATATTTCGATCCCTTTTCTAAATTGGCCTTGGCACTTAGGGCCTGTAGATTTGCATTAATAGCATGATAATCAAACCAACTCTCGGCAAGAGAAGTGTCTCTAAAATAACATTTGGTTCCTCGGCAGTACACATCAATCCTTTCAAGATCTATCTTTTCTTCCCTGCACCATTCTTCTACTAGATTTTTAAACGGATATTTATGATCAATGTGAAACATTGAAACCTCTAAAAAATCCCCACTCATCGGGCACCTCATAGGCTTCCTTTTAAGCTGGCGATTTACACTTAGCCTAAAGGTCTTGATTTGAGGCTCTATGATTTGCCTCATTGCCACTAAAGCTTCTTTTTTGTTTTGTTTGTATTCTGGGACGGGTTTTATTCTAGGGAATAACTCATCAGTCACTTTACCCTTTCCCAACCAGATTTCCCTCTTCGACCTAGAGGTGACCATGACAATGCCCTTAACAGCTTTGCCTTGGAACTTTTTATTTCGTATTTTATATCTTACCGCACCACGATCCTTCACCACCTTCCATTTGGGGATTAGGTCAGTGACAGAGTTCAAGAACTCCTCATCGTCCCCTTTTACAAAGTAGTTGCATTCTGTTCCGTTAACAACTTCTGTCCACTTTTTTTCGAAGCCTCCTTTCGTGTACTCATTACCTTGGATGGATATGATGCGTCGCATAAGATAAACTCGATTAGTTGTTCTGAATATTTTTTAATATCATCCGCGTTTTTAAGATGAGGGTTTTTACGGACAAGAGTAGATACTGATCTTTTCTTAACCAAATAGTCCATGAGGAATGTTTCGTCTTCTGGCTCTAGGTCAGTGATCTTATGGAGAAGGTCACGATGAGAAAGCATGAAATCCCCCATAGTCATTTCTGACTCATATTCTGGCTCGATGATGTTAGAATATTCGGTGACAGGGGCAAAACTCATTGCAAACGCTTGACGAACAGCTCTGACTTTTTTTACTGAGACTTGGATTTTTTCTGCGATCTGATCATCGGTGATATCTGGATCTGTAGTTGTATACTTACGGATCTTCAGATACAAGTCGGAATAGGAGCGTGGGATCTTGACCAATCTTGAGTTATCTCTAAGATAATTTAGCATGTGAAACTGTAAACACCTATTGACCCAGGTGGAAAAGTTGGCACCTTTGCTTTGGTCCCAAGAATCGTAAATTTTCACAATGTACTCAAGGGCGGCATCTCTGAGCTCTTCATAGGGCAACCCTGTAAACGATGAAATCTTTCTGGCAACCTGAGAAGCCTTCCACATCTGTGATATAATTTGTTCATCGCGCTCAGACTGCCTTTTACGAGACCTGCGCTTCTCCTGCTTTTCGGGTTCAGTAGTCATGTTTTCTCAATCGCTCCGATAATAAAATCTTTGAGTTGGGATTTTGCTAAAATCCCCTCGGTATTCAACCCCAAGAGGTTGGCTTCTTCGCCAAATACAGCGAAGTTAGGCGTACCATCACACTCAATCTGGTCACAAAACGCCCAGTCATCAGTGGTTACGTCCCATTCCCCGAATCCGATAGCATAATGAGGATACTCTTCGGCAATATCGTTTGCTGCTTCCGCCCAGACTGGTTTCATTGCGTTACACGCCGCGCAACCAGGTTGGTGAAAGAAAACAACTCGATGTTTAAATTGTTGATCTGACATAATTGTATTCTTGCAAGTAATACGTTACGTATTATACCATTAAAGATAACGTGTTGCGGATACTTTGGGGTTTCTATCTGTGTCTATCTTACCGACATTACTAGAGAGTCTTCTAGATCCGCCCCTATAAAAGGGATCATGGACCAGCCTCGGTAGTTGTTTTCTATCCCCGCCATGTACTGTCCTTCCGCCCATGATCTCATCACGATAGACTGTAATTCCATACACGAATGCGTCTACAAAGTCATCGTTTTTAATAAATGGGAAAGAGGTCAGTTCAGAAGTTCTCTCGCCAAGATTAGGAAGGTTTTCATATAGAGACACCAACCCATCCTCTACCAATGGGGCGATGGCATTAGCCCTCAACACTTTGTCTTTATTTGGTACTAATTCTTTAATCGAGACGTTTATGGTACGTTTTAATGTCTGGATGAGCGGGACACCCTGCGCCCTACCTTCAATGTATATACATCTGATTTTCCAGGTTTTAACAAGCTGAGGGAAGATCTTTTCTAGATCTGGGAACTCCATACGATCTAGGATGTAATGGATGAGGTGGAGTTTACCTTCTCGTTTGTCATATCCCCAGATACAAATAGCCGTATAGTCATTCATGCGATCGGCCTTATAGGCTGTGTCGATGGTGGCATAAATATATGCGTACTTTGATTTATTCTTCCCATGGTAATCAAACCAATGCTCCTTAAAGATCGCGCCTTGGTCGCCCGCAGGTCGGCCCTGATATAGAGAGTTAAAATCTTTCTCACCAATTGACTTCCTAATGCCCTCAAGGTTCTCAACTGGAAAAAACTCTGGCCAATGGGACTCTCCTAGTTTCCTCCCCAGTACATCGTTCTCCTCATCGATGCATAGAGCCGGGACGTTGAGTTCTTTCCAGCCTTCAGGGTCGGCCTTAAGCAACCTACCAATCACATCATCGACATGGAACCGAGTTCCCATGGAAATAATGGCATGGTTAGGAAGACCACGGGTAAGGAATTGTGCCTGAGTCCAAGCAAATGTGCTCTCCATCACAGTCAGTGAATTACCATCAGCCAAAAGGTCATCTAGGATTCCAACTCCCGGCAACTCCTCATCGCTGATCACACCAAAACCAAAACCGGTAACATTACCTCCCGCCGATGCAATCTTAATCAGTCCACCATTACCATTACGAATGGCGCTTAAATTACATTTGTCCCTATCTATCTCGCACTCAGGAAACAACCATTTCCAACTCTCATGGGAGATGTACTCAATCACCGCCCTCGAGTTTTCATTGGTAAGTTGGAGAGCATAGGAACTCATAATGAACTGGGCTGTAGGGCTCCGGCCCATTTGCCAAGATGGGAAGACCTTAGAGATTAGCAATGATTTCCCAGTACGAGGAGGGAGGGAGATTGCGCTTTGCTTATACCCCCTTTCTCCGTCCCCGATTTTTTGAAGGAAATGTCCAATTACCTCATGGACATGAAATGATTGGAATTTCCCAGCAATGGGAACTTCCGATGTGATAAATCGAGCATATGTTAAAAAATCGGTTCGGCATTTTAGTCTGAGGAGTTCTTGCTTATCCGATAGAGAAAGAGAGGCAATATTAGCCTCCATTTCTTTAACAGTCTGCCTTTCCTTCTTTACTTCTGCCTTGTTCATAATTAATTTGGTCTAGGATCGATGAGATTTCCTGTTGTTTTGTTGGCGATAACCCCGAATTGGGAAGATCTGAATATCTTGATGATAGTGAATTGCCAAGTAATGAGTTAGGTTCTGGTGGTACTGGGGAGTTTATCTTTGACTCTAGGGAGTCTTTAAGCACTTTATTTTTATCTCGTTTTGTCTTACATCCTCCAAAAGTGGGTGGGAGATCTTTTGGAATTAATCCGAGTACAAAATCAGCTAAATCAACAAGATCTTTAGCTGGTTCTAAATCCTTCCATTCTGAGTGCGCAGTTTTTAAGAAATTATTAGTTATGAATAACGCTTCTTTTTTAGATGTAGAGTTTAATTTTGCAATTCTCGTTATATTTTTGAATACATTTACAAGACTATCAGTTGGAACAACACCAACTCTACCACCATTTTTGGTATGATCGAGTCGTTTTACGTAGCTGTAGGTGTCCTTAATAGCCTTAGATGTCTCAATAATACTGAGTAAAGTTTGAGAAAAAAATGATGAGTTTCCAACCATCAGCTTATTTATAAGCCGATACTGAGCATCTATAATTTTTCTTTCAATAGACTCAACTTTTGTAATATTATTATCTGTCTGTTTAAACGCTTTTTCAATCGCCTCAAATGTATAAGTTAATTCCGACCAAAGCTCCGGCCAATCTGCATGTTTTGCGCCCTCTATCCTATCTGCCATTTCGGAAAGTCTTTTAACCCCTTTAATTAACTGGGTTAAATCCCACTGATTACCTCCAGAGTTGCATAGGTTCTCTCCCACTTTAGTTGGGATCAGATCCAGAATATCCGATAGGGGATTATTATTATTATCAGTAGGATCACCCTTAGGTGCATAAGAACTATTATTTGTGGATACCACAGCTCCACATGGATCTAATAGTTTGTTCCCGTCAGAATCCTCACCATGTTTTGTCTTTCTACATTTAGGATCACATGGACAATCCAATCCACCTCCACCAAATAACCCGCCAAGACCGGGAATCCCGCCCAAGATAGATGAGACGGGATTAATGCCAGTTAACGCGGAAAAGGCACTAAGACCAAGTCCAGCCGGCCCTAGGAACGATGTAAATTGCCCACCTAATCCTACAAGCTGGAGAGCTGACGTGGCCAATTGTGGAACGCCTTGAAGCCCACCAAGATTAGGGATGCCTGGTAAGTTGGCAAAGTTAGCAGCCATCTGAGCAATCTCGCCAAAATCCCCACCGGATAACTTGCCAATAATATCCCCAGAGAGAATACTATCTAATCCACCAATCCCACCGGCAGTAGAGATGATTTGATTGATGGAGTCGGGGAGGGAAAGATCTAAAGCCCCTACTGCGCTTCCAATAATATTATTGATAGAGAGTGGTTGGCCATTAAGAATATCTTTACCGATATCCCATACCGGAGAGACAAACTGCGACACCTCCGGTGGGAGTTGGGATAGTCCAAGCATAGCGGCACTATCAATAGCCCCAAGTGCCCCTCCGGCCATGTATGCTGAGTATACTCCTGCTACCTGAGAAGGCAGACCGTTAAATGCCTGGTTGAGGGAATTCTTGCCAATGAGCTGGAGGGCTTGGTCTAGAGTGTTGTTTTGGATTCCACGGGCTAAGACATCTCCCGCCCCACCTGCGGTGCGTAGGATAACTGCTAAATCATCATCGATAACTCCACCACGGTTGATGGCTGAGACAATTTGAGAAGTGACGGCATCAATAGACTGATTGGAGTTGTTGGCAATGGCAATCTTGGCGAGATTGCTGAGCATATCTGCCCCGTCAAATCTACCAGGGAGCGCGTTTGCTGCCATCATTGCTGCCTTAAGAGCAGGATCAGATGCAATAGGAGCCACTGCCTTCCCGGCCGCTTCTAAAACTGCCTTTCCTGCTTTACCCACAAAATCTTGGGAAGAAGGTGAGGCATTTTGTTTAAGCGCATCCATAGGTTTCTTGGATGCAAGAAATTCTTTCCTTGTAGGCGGAGGATCACCTGGATAAAATTGAATAGGTTTTCTGGATCCAGAACTAACCCATTTCATCTGTTTTTGATATCTGAGGCAAATTGCTAATTCAGAATCTAGTCCGGTATCAATAACAGCTTCCATCCCATGATTTTTCTCCGTACAACTTGGGAGCGTGGTACGAAATACAACCGGAGGAGAAGATGCGGGAACCCATGAGAAATCTCCATTTTCGTCCCTTCGGCATATCAGCATCGTTGACCGGAACTTTCTATCCTCGGTAAACTCACGGATTTCCCCTTCAAGCGCTTGGGAGCATTTAGGCATTCCAGATGCCTTGGAGAGATCGGTAGTGGTGGGGGACTCTACTACCCCAGGATCAAATCCTTTCTCTACTATTTTGCCATGGGTGAGGGACTTCCAGGCGTATACAGGATCCGCGCCCTCTTGGGTGTTGTTTCGACGAAGGCATATGACAACATCCTGATTCACCTCATTCTCGAGTAGGTAAATCCGCCCGGCATTATTCTCATTGCATCTCATACCGGGGTCAGAGGCGGCATTTCCTGCTTCCATCTGCTCGCCAAGGATAGTAAGTTGGACCGGGGTCCCTACTCCAGTACCTCTGGGATCTTTGTTAAAAATCTGACTGACAAATGCGTCGTTTGTATTCCCGCCCGCTTTGGAAATCAAACAAGGCGAGCCAATATACTGCGAGCTGAGATGGCCTTTATGACTGCCTTGGACATACATCCAATCCGACGTCATCCCGGCATAGAGTGCCTTTACCCTACCAAGATTTTTGGGATCAGAAACAGAGACAATAGTCCCTATCTCATTAAACGGATCACCAAAAGGCCCTCCGATAGCCTCAGAGGTTCTAGTGGATAGTTCTTTAAGTCCTTGGAGTTCGTCAAAAAATCCCATATTTTACATTAACCTTCTTGGGGTATTTCTGGTTCAAAAAATCCATCCCCCACTGCCCATAGATCAGCAGAGAGATATGCATACTGAATTCGTTTATTTAAATTATCTGGAAGCCAATTTTTAGATATATATTCTACTCTATCCCAAGACTTACCATTTCTATTATAATAATAGGGTACTCTGAAAAATACATTTTTACTGTCCTCTAGTGTTGTAACTCTAGAAACTCCTGCGACTATTTGATTGGAATAATTATTAATACTCATATCACTTTCACCGCCTACCTGCAATATATCCGACTTATACGGCCATAATGGTGGCGCGGATATTTCTGCATTTCTGAGTCCGTTTTTAGGTTTTTTAATGAGTACTTGATATTGGTTATTATCATCATCTATCCCATTAACTATTTCAGAAAGTTCTATTTCAGCGGTTGTATGTGATTTTAAATCAAATACGGAAGTTAAAAAAGCTAAAGAAAGCATACTTCCTTTTGCCTCCATTAATCCATTCCACTTTCCATCATAAATTTTTACTAAATTAGTAGGTTGGAGGGAGAGTATTTTGGAATTAGGATCGTAGACTCTTTGTTTAAACGTATTTTCAGATACTAAAATAGAACCATTGTATGTAAGACTATGAACTTCATCGAGTTTTAATCTATTTGTATTATCTTGGGTGGAGTCTGATGTCCATAAAGAATTGGTGGTGAATGGGAATTGGCTTAATGCCTCACCTTTAGGAGTTTTAACTTCACCTACTCCAGGTATGATAATTGTTTTTTCTCTATCAAACCAACCAAAAGCATTCTTAATTAAAGCAACTTTGATCTTTCTTTCCCATCTCTCATCCCATAGATCCCCAACAAGACCAACATGTTGAGCAAGCCAGTTAAGAATTAATGGTGAACAGGTTTCTGGATCAAGGTAGTCTCGGTAGAATGAGGAAATTTGGTCTTTTTTCTTGGAGAGAAAATCATCCGCCCCACTTGTCAACCATTGAGCAGGAGATTCATTCTCAGAGAAGAGAGGATCGGAACGATAAGCCTCCGAGATACCAGGCAATCTCGAATAGATCGGTCTGGCAATATCACCTTTCTTATAATCCAGCGTGCCTCTTTTAAATGAGCTCTGAGTTACTTGGATGATATTATCAAATAGATCTTTTACTCTGTCATATATGGCCGAAATAAAACTAAAATTAGTATGTATTCTGGTTTCGCGGTAGAGATACTCGTCTTCTATTATCTCTGAGCATTTTTCAAACCATTTTGTGGGTAGGGTAGAAAATACCCCCGCCATCTGCGTCTTTACTTCCTTTCTCACTCCATCTTCATAAAGAAGATCGCCAATAAACCCTTCGGAGGCTTTAGGATAAACCAAGAGAATAAATGAAGAGATGAACTTATCTTTTCTATTCTCAAGGCCTATTATATTTGTTTTTGGTGGGTTGTTAATAGTGCCTAACCTTTCATCAATTACCCTTATCGCTGTCTCAATAAAATCCTCAGAGAAGTAATACTTAGGAGGAAGAAAGATTTTTGTATATTTAGAAGCTGGTTTATCAATGTTTAGTGTTATCGCTGCAGCATCATCAAACCCAACTATCTTTCCACGTAATACTGTGTGGAGGGAGACTTCTTCCACCCCATTGATATAATAGATCAAGGGAGTCCCTGAGTTATAAGTATTAACCGATTCATATTTCCATTTTTTATTTCTTACATGAGATAGTTTGCCAATAAGGCATTTACCGGGATTACAAAGTTCATCTGTCCCTTCCCCATCCTTACAGACAAGCCCTTCTCTAGAGCAACTTTCCATCCTACCATGCTCTGTCCCACCAAGCGGATGGCCATGGGCATAGATAGGAAATCCACCTAAAGTGAGATCTTCGGCAACTACTTCCGAATCCGAGTAAGTATGCCCAATATTCTTATATATAAAGCCATTGAGATCAAGGTTACCCTTCTGAATCTGAATTATCTCATTGCGAGGAGAGTTGATATCTTTTGACTCAAAAGTAATCCTACCGAGTTTATGGGCAAAAATTTTTTGCTTCTTAGTCCTATCAAACTCCAAGATAATATGACCCGAAGAAAGAGAAGGATTTCTTCTTTTTGATTTTATGCTATCCCAGGTCGTAAGATTCATAGCGTATATAGATCAGTATATGTATATGTTAGCGGGCTAAAATCATTTATAGATGTAAAAGTAATTTGAGCATTAAATAATTTATATGAAACGATCCCCGAAGGAGCGGAGAACACCTGGTTATCCGCATTAATTGCGCCTAAGTAGTTGTATAGGCATTTACCCAAGGTCTCAGATTCTTCACCACTAAACCCCGCACAAAGACCCTCTACATTACCTGAATCTCTGATCATGAGTTTCATATCAAAAGTATTAACTGTTTTTATAAAAGAAAACTCATAAAGTTTTCTTAATACGTCTTGGTAGGATAAGTCCGATCCTAGCGATAGGTTTAATGGGTTGATGTATTCCTGCAATGTTTGAAGGATTTCATTTGATCTAAGGCCGGTATTCCCGCTAATTTCTGTCGGATCATAATATACCTCAAGGACAAGGTCTATTGGAACAATCTCTGGCGGAAGTATAGAAACATTTGTGCCCAAGGTCACTCTATTTTTTATCGATTCGATAACATACTGCAGAGTGGTTTCCGAAAGAGAATTACCATTTTCATCACCCATGCAAATAACAATGTTCCCAGACAATACCGAGGAGAGTTGATATCTTTCTTCGTAAGTTAATACCTTGACCAGTGAGGCTTCTGGGGCGAGGGTAATTACTTCATTTTCAAAATCTAAAGCAGTAGTCAAATTCCTTCTACTTAAGACCTCAAATGCTCTCTGTTTCATTGAGTTTACAGACTCAAGATCCTTTCCACCCGCCGCCGCTTCATTATTTCTTAAAAACTCAAGACCGACAAATGCTCTCTCGATTTTATTAATTTCTCCTTCTCCGACGTTATATACCGAACCCCACTTACTAGAGCGACAGATCACTGTCTTAGAATCCTCTGTTTCAAATATCCTGACCTCCTCAAGCAAATCATACTCGAGTCCATTATTAGCAAATACCTTAGTCCCTTGGGGAATAATAACCACGCGGTTGTAACCGGGTACTTTGTAGAATGTAACATCAACGAGCGCCTTAGCACCGATTCTTCTCTGAATACCAAGTTGTCTCAGCCATTGTAGGCTAAATGCTTCTGGGAGGTTGTTTAGGTAATAGAGTAATTCCGCCTGGGCAAATGCCTGGCCTTCACTAATCGCTGCTAATGGTGAAGCTGGAGTGAAATCATTCAATTCCCCTCCCGACTCCAGATTCATCCGAGTCTGAATAGCACGGACTAACGCCGTAGTATTACGACTATCTAACTGAAGAGGGAGAATTGGTCCGTAGATGTTTGACATTAGAATGTATTAGAGGACTTACGAGAAGACATGGGTACCCCGTCTTCTTTGTCTGCGTTGAGGATTTTAGGCAAGGAGCTGGTATCGAAGTAGTCGCCATTGGACATGGTCGCCGGGTCAAATGTTAAGAAATTATTAACTCTTGGCCCTATAAGACTAATTTCATAAATATCCCGTTCTCCTTGATCTAGACCGGGAATATCCCCGAGTTGTCCAAGGATTGAGGCAGCATTCCATATATCAGAATCGCTAAGAACAGACGATATAGCCGATGTAATATTCCTAATCGATTCTGCCCCGGCGGGATTAAATATCGACTCCAACGAAATACCAGATGGATAACCCATATACCCGTCAAGAATAGAATCTTTAAAGGTCGTAGGAGTTGAGTTGAATGCTTCAAATCCAGGATACGCAATCTCAGAGAAATATTCTTGTGGAGTAAGATATCCAGTGGTAAATGAAATTCCCCTATAATCCTTATCAAGATCCACACTTTCCAATAGAGGAATTGTCGTGTTTGAGGGCGGGGTGTTTATTTTTGTATGTGGATTATTTCCGGCAATTGCTGCAATTAGATCCACATCATCACCTAAGGCAGGATCGGATCCTATTGAGGATAGAATATTATCCCCAAGTTCAGAAATTTTTTCGTAACCTGGGAATAATCCTCTTAAAGAATTTATTAAGTAATCTCTTAATTTATTACCATAGTTAGACAAAGAGTCCATCTCAAGATACAAGTCCCTTGAGATAGATGTTCTTATTTTATCTACCCAATCCGCACTAAATTCCTCATCGATATAATCTGTGAATTCTGAATCAGATGCATATTCCGATTCCAACACATTCATGATTATATTGAAAAAATATGTCTCTGAACCTAAAAAACTTTGGAAGATATCAGAAGGGCGTTGTGTATCAAAAACTCTTGAGGGTGAGTTTGCGATTATTTGATTTTGTACTTCTCTGAACGAGTCTGCACTACCATAGGCCACTGACGCCAATCCCGCCAATGTGCTAAAATCATCGGTAATATATCCTACCTTCAAGGTTAAAAAACTCTTTGCTATATTATAATTTAAACCCGAGTAAGTGGTTTAAGGTTTATCAGACACACGTATTGTGGATGGCTGAAGCAACATTTCAACACCTTACTACTCTGCTTCCAGGGGAAGAGCCTTTTATCGGCGATCTTGAGGAAGGCGAAGTTTGTATCAATGTTGCGGATGGAAGGATTTGGGCTGGGGATTCTATCAGTACCCCCGTTGAACTAGGTGGGGCGGTTAAAAACCATCCTATCGGCCCACTTCTTACATCTAATTATCTTGATGTGGACGTATCCTCACCAGATAATCTGCCCATCTCAAATACTAATCCGTTGGATATTCCTCCTGGGTTTTATAGAGAACAGAGAATTCTGCTCAGATTCCCAGAAATCCCATTAGAAAATTTTGTTACCTATTTTGACTACCCAGTGAATTGGGGAAGCGAAGTGATCTGGAAAGCATACTCTACAGGGTTTACTTGGGGTGGGGATGATGAGATCCTAAATCCAACGGCGACAAATCCTATTGATTTTTACAAGGCCCAAGGAAGAATTATCTTGGTAGAATTGAGCTCTTTTGGTCCAAATGCTTATTGGATGGGACGAGTTCTATGGGTTAACTCTAATTCTTAATTTATACCCCCGATCATGTTAGATAAAATCCAGTTCCAGAACGGGACGATCGTAACCAAAGAATATCTCAATGAGGTGCAGAAAGGTTCTAGTTTTTCTGCTAATACCTCACGAGCAAATTTTTATTCAGAACCTACAAATTCTGAACATGCTGGTTGGGCGATTGGCCAAAGAGACTCCCTAAAAGACTGGGAAGTAGCTGATCCTAGGGAGGACAATGAAACTGCCATCGGTCGCCTGGCTCACGATGGTGTTGTTCTAAATTCTTATGATCCGGTCACTGGTGCCAAGGTATGGGGTCCTCCGGCCCTCATTGAAACATCGGAAGGTAGTGGGGTATATGGCGTATGGGTAGAAGCTGGTAGTATTATTCTTAGCGATGGACAACCTATTTCTTGGGGGATTCAGTTTGTTCAATTGCTAAGCGGAGTTGAAATAAACTACTTATATATTTCTGAGCAGGGCGCGAGAGATAATATTGCTAATAACGAGGCCATTATCGTCTCGATTGGTTCAGCTCTTCCTTCAGTTTCCGAACCTCACATCCCCCTCGCCAAGTTAACCTTTGGCGCAGATGGAACATCTCTTGCAACAAATGAAGATGGAGAAGTTACCGGAGCAGGTTATGTAGATCTTCGTCCTTCTCTATATGTTGGTAACCTTAACACTTACCCACGCACCCTACGTAATACAGAGATCAAAGAGGATTCCTATATTGCCAAGAGTTGGGAAAGAGTTATCGCAGATACCTCCAATGGTTCTCTGATTGTATCCTTACCATCCGCGCCTACAGATTCGGATCGTATTGCCATTGTTGATATCTCCGGTACCTTTGATCGCTTCCCTATTGTAATCCGCCCAGGCGCAGATACCAAGATCAATGGCTCGGTGGATGATTGGATCGTCAATATCCGCGATGCCCATCTTGAACTTTTCTACCACGCTAAAACTTCTGAGTGGAAGTTTGAAGAGACCCCCGGTGGTGACTGCAACCCAGTCCTTGGAACATTCCTAAGTTGTGGTGGTAAAGAGTTTATTGGTCAACGTCTTGCTACTGAATGCCCAGACGGAGAGATCATCCCTGCAGTATTCCCTAACACCACCGATAGTGTATATCGTTATGAAGCATCATCTCAGAAGTGCTATAAAGAATACTATCCAAAGGTAGCCATTTATGCTAATGGTGAGGGTGGTCTTATTGCCATCAATAATGCCCCTCGTTGCTCAAAGGACTCAGCAGCCGCGATTTCTGCAGCTGCTGTTAAGAACGTTATTTATGTCGATCCTGCAATTGGTGACGATGCCCTCACCAACAACGGATTCGACGATTCCCGTCCTTTCAGAACAATCGAAAGGGCTCTTATCGAGGCTGTAAGAGAAAGTCGCAGAGCTGGTCAGTATAACGATCGCTATGACCGAGTGATGATTGAGTTGGCCCCTGGTGATTATTATGTTGATAACTCACCCGGTGCAAGCGGCGTTCCCTCACTTTCCTCAAATAGCGGACTCATCCAAAGAGTATTTACTGGCTTCACTGTACTTCAGGTCGTCGAGTCGGATAGATCAATCAGAATTGACATCGATGCACTCGACCCCACTCTTACCCAACCACCTAAGTCTCTGAATCTTGGTCGTATCCTCTACTCCCAGAGCGGTGGTATTGGTAATGTTGTTAAGATCGAGAAGCAAACTCTTAGTTCATCTCTATGGACAATTACTCTTGAGTACGTAAGAGGAACCTTTGCTTTCAACGACGAACTCTACTACGACAATCTTTCAGTCGTCAACCCCTCTACCGGTGGTCTAATCGTCCCTCGTGGTATCTCCATTGATGGCGTGGATCTTCGCAAGGTCCGTATCCGCCCGATGTATGTACCAGAGTTGACTCCGACGGAGATTGAACCTCAGGTTAAAAGGAGTTCTATCTTTAAGGTAACTGGCGGTACATATATTTCTCTACTTACCTTTACCGATAACCCCCAATATGCCCGTACGCATAACACAGTTACTTCAATAACATTTGCATCTGAGGCGGAGATTTTTGGCTCGGGCGATGAAGTCTCTTACTACTCCAAACTAAATTCCCTCTTCAATACATTTGATGGTTGGGGTACAGAAGGTCTTGAGCCAATCCGCGCAGAGACCACAATCGTGGCTCCAATCGCCCCCTCTAAAAACCTCCGTCAGTCCGACCTTGAAGAGAACCAAACTGGTCTGCCCTTCCCAGACTCTAGAGATCTTTCTTCTGTTTCCTATCCAGGAGCCATTAGACTTCGCAGAAGTGGAGCTGATGACCAG